CATAAGTTTCATCAACTATACTTTTTTCTAAAGTACCATTTTCATTTAATCTATAAATATATTTAATTTTTTTAAGAGTTTTCCATACAACGTGAGTAACTCTTAATCTTCTGGTTTTATAGTTATCATTATAATTATCTTGCCAAGGATCTATCCAAGAAGGAGTAGTTTCAGCATCTGTCATATTCATTATAGCATTAGGAATTATATCCCATACTTTAGCGTCACTAGGAGAATTTAAAGTAGATTCATATTTATCTAAAACTGCTCTTTCTTCTTCTGTAATAATATTACCAAAATGTTGATAAATTTCATATATAGATAAGTATTCATCATATGTACACCAATCAGCCTCATCTAAGTAATCTACATCTTTAGACTTAGAGTAATTAAAATATAAAGGATTACACACTTTTATAATAGGTCTACCATTCCATTCTCCAGTCCAATATACTTCTTCTCCTGTAATAATAACATCTTTCCAGCCTTTATCAAATATACCTTTTAATCTATCTGTTCTAATATGGTACTGTAAAATTTCATCTGTTAATTTTTCTTCAGGAAGTTTAAAGTTATTTGACATATAAGTTTCTACCTCTAAAGGTGTCATCCTTTGCATATTAGCTTCAATCTGAGCTTCTAAACTTTGTTGTAACTCTTGTAGCTTTTCTTGATATTGAGGATCTACTGAAGGGTCCATAGATGCTTGAGCTTCTTCTAATTTCTTTTGATTCTCTTTAGCTATTTTTTCTAATAACTGTTGCTTAACTATCTTAGAAGTATTTTCAACTAATAAATCTTTACGAGTCTTTTGTCTAACAGATTCACTATTAGAATTAGTAGTTACTGTTCTTAAGTTAAAAGGTCTTTTAATCTCTTCTCCTTCTAAATCATTTAACACATTTTGTAAAATAGGAAAGTGAATAAAATCACTTTTATTAACTTCCATTTCTGGAATTTCAATACCTAATTCAGTAGCAATAGTATTACCTGTATCTAAGTAACTATCAAAGTCCATTCTACCATTAAAAAGTTCATAATTAATTTTAAACTTTTCTTTTTTATCAGAATAGTAATTATATTGGTTACTAAAGTAATCCATCTTAGCTCTTGCCCACTCGTAGTCATTAGCTATTTTTTTCTTATATGAAAGTCTATCTGTACCGTAATTAGACAGTAATATACTACTAGTTACATTTTCTTGTATTACCATTTAAAATGATTTAAAATTACAAATTTAAAAAAAAATTAATAATTTATTAAAACTTTATTTTTTAATCTATTATTATGTAAATCTTTATAAAAATCTAAACTAGTCTTTTTAACTATATCTTCAGATTCTTTAATAACTAATTCTTTATCTTGTTCTAACCATAGCATCAATAATAATAATGCAGATACACGGTCAAAGTTACCTTTACTGTTATACTGTATTAACTCTTCTATTAGCAAATCATCTTTAAGAGTGTTTAAGTTTCTTACTGTAATCTCTCTTTCAGTACCATCTAATAACTGCTCTTTATATTTCTTTTTTTCATCTAATAACCATTGTTGAGTTAACCTAAGTGCATATTCTTTTAAAGGAGTAGTCATAGGAATACCTACATCATATTTAAGTGTAGGGTCTTTAATAGCTTTTTCAATAATTTGTTTTGGAGTAGTGGCTAATATATGATAATTACCTGTACGCATACAATAGTTCTTAAAGTCAATAATGTTATTTTCAAACATTACTTGAGCATTAAAATATTTAGCAGCTAATACACATTGTAAATGTATATCATCAGGTTTATCATATCTACCTACCCACCATGCTACTATTTCATTACCATTAGCTTCTAATGTATTATTAGATTTATATACATATATTGCAGCTAATGAAGTTCCTCCTCCTTCATCTCTAATAGGGTCATATACAATTTTATACAATCCAGGAGGTATTAATCCTCCAGGAGGATGTTCATAAAATTCCCAAGCACTTTCTAAATTAGACTTAGCATCATGAGGAAACCTATCTATAGGTCTAGCATCTGTATCATTTTTAAATTTTACACCATAAATATAATCTTTATCAGGTATTAAATGTCCTACAGTTCTTAAGTGTTTTTTATACTCATACCTATCATTATCTGCCTGAACCTCTCTTAACATAGCAATAGGAAACTTATTACCTGTTCTAGATAAAAACATTTCTGATGGCTTAATAGGTCTAGACATTATTAACTCATCATATGCTACTGTATTATTAGCTTTTTTAGCCTTCTCTCTTTCATAGAACTCATATTCTAAAGCTCTCTGAACATCTGTATTACCATTCTCATCTTTAAATTTAGCATTGGTATAATAAGCTGGTAAGAAAAATCCTAATTTACCTCTACCTTCATATATATCAGGAAATGCTAAGAAATCATAAGCTTCTGGATCTCTAAATATAATCTCAGTTTCAATAACTTTATCAACGTCTCCAGAAGTACCTATATATAAAGAAGATCCGAATTTACCTTCTCCTAAGTCTTGAGTAGATCTATTAGCTCCATGTATTGTTAATAATGAATCTTCTAAACCTACCTCTTCTATTACTATTACAGTATAACGTCCTCCAACTGCAGCTTGTTTATTATCTTTAAAAGTTTCGTGCTTTAACAAAGTACCTGTACCTACTAATTTAGTAGTATTACCTATCTTTTTTTCATACTGAAATCTAAATGGATTTTTAGAGTTACCTACTTTTAAAGTACCTGAGCTTTGTCTTGAAAAAGGTGCGGGAAACATTTCTCTACCATCAGAATATTCTCCAGGCAAATTATCAAAAGAATCTTTAAATTTATCTAATAAATCTGAAGATTTAGATGCAATGGGGGCTCCACAAAATATTTCTATTTTATTTTTCTTTGCTAAAAAATCTTCCAATGTTTTAGCTCCATCAGTTAAATACTCATGTTCTAACACAGAAGATGCCATAAATGACTTACCTCCACCCCTACTATTATGAGTAACAATCCCATCTTCCAAGATATATTTATGGTTTTTATCAACATCAAATCCATAAAAATTATCTACTTTTATGTCATCAATTTTTATATAATTATAATTATTTCCTTTTTTATTTGTATTATTTAAAGCTTTTTTATATGAAAGTTTAACAGGTATTTTAGTTATATCTCCACTTATTCTTAAATTATATTTTAAAGAATTTGTCAACCCTGTGTTTGAAGGTTTATGTATTACTGCTTTAAACCCTAAACTTTTAGCTAACTGCTGTGTTTGTTTTAACAGATTTAAATCTACTGAAGTAATTGTATATCTTCCTGTTTCAAAACTACCATCAGAATCTATATAACCTGCTAATAATTGTAATCTATCTTCATAAGAAGAATACATATATTCATAAGGAATATGTTTATTATTTCTAAAAGTCTTTGACCAATAATTATTTTTATACAACAAATCATTAAATATTATAGAAACTCTAGTAGTAAATCCATCATTTAAACCATTTTTACTTTGCTTAAGAGAATATCTACCTACTTTATTTCCGTATTCTTTTAACCAATCCAATATTTCTATATCTTTATTTGGATTTACTACAATCATCTTTTCTCTTTTAAACCCATCTCCCAACCATAACCCTATAAAATATGGATCAATCTTTAGATCATTTTTAGGATATTTAATAGGAGCAGTTATTAAAGAATATTTGTATTTTTTAAAATCTAAATTTTCTAATAAGTATTCTCCTTGTTCTTTAATTTTACCACTTTTATAGTGTTTGTTTAAGCAAAGAGTATGTGCAGATGTAACAGTAAAAGATTCATTATATTTAGAACTAATTCTATAAAGTGGTGCTTGACCATTATGTAAATTAGTAACAATTCTTTTTGTACCATCATCTCCTATTATCTCATCTCCGATTAAAATGTCCTTTGCAAATTTATACCCTCCTTTGTACAATGGAATTTTTACCTCTTCTCCATGACAACCGAAGAGAAATAAATTACTAGCATAGTTATCATATAAAGGATGCCCTAATTTTTCTTTATGAGTAGAGTTTAAATACTCTAAAGGATCTATATATTTTTTAAGGTCTCCTGTAGAAGTATAACAATCTTCTGATATAGTATCTAATATATGTAAAGGTACTTCTAAATTAGTTATAAGAGATTGTTCTTTTAAGTAAACAGCGTAGTTAGAAGTATAAACTAAATCATCTTTAAAACCACTAAAACCCCTGGCTATAAACCAGAGGTTGAGTATTGTGTAATTAATATCCCATAAAAAAGGTCTAGATTTTAACCTTTGTTTTTTCTTAGTAACCATCATAGTATGATAGTTAATAAAATAATATAGCTGAGGTGGTATAAATCTATATTTTAAACCTTCTTTAGTTTTTTCTTCTCCCCAATAACCATATATTAATCTATTTAATTCTTCTTTCCAATATATTTCATATGCAGTACTACTAGGATGTAGATTAGGATGAGTCTTAATAAAATCAGAGTTATCCTCTATTGTTGGAAATAATAAATCTGTTTGTATGTGCATATTTATTTTTTTATATTGTTTTCAGAAGGTTTAATGTCTTCATTAATAATAGGTTTAATAGTTTTAAATTTAGTTTTTACTTTTAATACATCATGGGTAAATACACCATAATTAGTTAAAACCTTTACTAACTCATCATAAACATTGCTTAAATTTTCATTATTATTACTTTTAATAATATTTTTATCAGTATCAATTAATATAATCATATTTAATCATTTTGATTATTAGCTAAATGTTCTTGCCATTTATTTCTATTTTCTGTATTATAAGTTTTCATAATACTAGACATCCAAAAGTAAGTACCTTCTTTTAAAAAAAATCTAGGTCTTTCTTTAGGTTTATTATATTGATTTGGTTTATTTACTGGGTACATATTTTTAAATTTTATT